CTCGGTACCTCTACGTCAGCTGAAGCTCGCGAGTATTTCAAAAACATCGAAAAGCTCACCGTCAAATTTGACACGGATGACAAGACGGACGACTCTATCATTCTCGCGTTTGACAAAACGAAGGCTGATTCTCGTAAGACATGGCTTCTCGAGAGCACGGAGAAACAGGGATCCGACCTAGAGATCGCATACGGAAACGTAGATAGAATCAACATCACGGAGTTCGTACACAAGGATCTCGTGAATTTCAGTCTCGCGGACTTGAAGCGCTCCATCGCACACGTATCAGACGGTCTCAAGCCTTCACAGAGAAAGGTCATGTATTCGTGTTTCAAAAAGAACTTGACCAACGAAATGAAAGTGGCTCAGTTGGCTGCATACGTCGCAGAAACCTCTGCGTACCATCACGGAGAAGTGTCTCTTGCAGATACGATCGTAAAATTAGCACATAATTTTACTGGTTCAAACAATATCAATCTTCTCGAGCCATGTGGTCAATTCGGGACGAGACTCATGGGTGGTAAAGATGCGAGTCAAACGAGGTACATCTTCACGAAGCTCACGAAGGATGCGAGAAAGCTCTTTGACGCAAAAGACGATGCCGTCTTGAAGTATCTCGATGACGATGGTAAGCCCATTGAACCCGAGTACTATGTTCCAATCTTACCCACCGTGTTAGTCAATGGCACAGAAGGCATCGGTACGGGTTTCAGTTGTTACGTGCCCCCATTCAACCCGAAGGATATCTGTGAAAACATAGAACGGGCTATTTCCAAGCAACCACTCAAGGAGATGAAACCTTGGTTTAACAACTTCAAGGGTAAGGTGTTTAAGAACACGGATGGGTTTTGGGTCACCGAAGGTCTGTGGTCTAGCACGAGTACTGGAAACAACATCAAGATCACAGAGCTCCCACCTTCTAGATGGACTCAAGACTATAAGGAATATCTCGATAGTCTCGTAGACAAGAAGGTCATCGCGAGTTTCGTAAATAACAGTACCACAGAAGATGTGGACTTTACAATCACCGGATACACAGGCAAAGACATCATCAAGGATTTTAAGCTTCAAAAGTCGTTCCACGTGAGTAACATGCATTTGTTCCACCCAACAAAGGGGATCAAAAAGTACGCGAGTCCAGAAGAGATTTTGACTGACTTCATGGAAATCCGGATGGATACGTACAAGAGACGCAAAGAACACATGTTGTATGTTATAAAAGAAAAGACCAAGAAGCTCGAAAACATGTCACGATTCGTAGACGCAGTCATCAACGAAAAGATTGTGGTCTTCAAGCGCAAGAAGAGTGAACTCGAAACCGAGATTTCTAAAACGTTTGATAAGATAGACAATTCATACGATTATTTGCTCAACATCAAGACGTACCAGTACACTAAAGAAGCCGTGCAGGCACTCAACGAAGAGACTGACAAAACAAAGAAAGAACTTGAAGATCTGAATGCAACAAGTCACCTCGATATGTGGAAAACAGATTTAAAAATATATAAGCAATAAGTAGTATGTGCGATAGATCTGGTCCAGATACCGGCGCCGCACTTTGCCTGTCTGCCATAGGTCAGCAGGACACATACCTATTAGGTGGAGATTCACCCTTTAAGTATGAAGATAAGAGACACTCAAACTTTAGAAAATTTCATAGAAATTTTAAGGTAAACAAACCATCGAATGCCGCGAGTGGTTGGCCATTCAACCAATCCATAAAGGTCACGCTTAGGCCACAAGACATGGGAGACCTATTATGTAATATGTATATAAAGATCAAATTACCTAGATTAAGTTCAACAAATTACAATTATGCCGACCGGGTTGGTAGACACCTCTTTAAGAAGATAACTATGCGTGTAGATGAGACTGTACTAGAAGTATACAGAGATGACATAGGATTTATCTATGACGAGATGTATTTGGATCAATCGGAAAGTGTGAGTAGAATATATACCGATGGTCGTTTCATATACAGAGAAACAGTTCTGAGTTCAACATTCGACTTCATAAAAATAGGAAACACATTCGTATACGTACCTATACCATTTTTCTTTTCTAGAAGCTATGAATCATCTGATTACGAAACAAACGTACACAATAGACCTTATTTCCCTTTGTGCGCCATAAACAAACAAAAACTTGAATTTGACATAGAGTTCAGACCACAGTCATTCTTTACAGATGATGTGGGTACACTCACAGTTGACGATTTTGATATAGTCACCGAAGAAATTACACTTACACCATATGAACGCATTTATTATACATCCGGTAAATATGAAATCATCACAGACATGTTTAAAACACATCCCAAGGTTGACACCATACCGGGAAATGAAAATCTAAAGATAGAACTCACACCAGAAAATAGAGTCAAAACACTTCATTTCTTTTTCAGAAACAAGTTGTTTGAAGACGAAAACGTTTCGAGTAATGTGAGTGTTTCTCCACCGAATAGTAGCACATCTAATCAAAAATTCCACTATTATCACAATAGATTTAATCTCACACCTTTCGCGGAATACAGACGAGCGAATGATTCTTTATCAGATGATGTCGCAACCGCCGCTAAACTCTTCATCAATGGACAAGAACTTCCATTCATAAATTATGTGGATTCTCATTATTACAGGTATCTTACACCTCTTAATCACAAGTTTCACACTACTCCTAGAAATATATACACATATACCTTCTCGATGAATCCAAGAAATGTAGACCCATCGGGAAGTTTGGATTTCACAAACATAAAAAATAACCGAACTCTCATAGAATTCAAGATGAACCCATATTATGGTACGAGCGAAGAGTTCACGTGTCACATCTATTACACGTGTTACCAAACGCTCATATTTAATAATGGGTACGTAAGCACGAGAGAACTTCCACCACCCAGTGAGGAGGAATTACTTACCAAATAAGTTATCTTTGTTTTCTTTTATATATTCTATAATACCATTTTTGATACACCATTTGATGAAATTGAGTTGAGCCACAGTCGTGCTTATTTCATCAGATGTACCTGGCACCTTATAGGATATCTTGTCTGAACGACAGAATGGATCAAACAGCTTTTTACTGTAACCATCTAGCGTGGACTTATATGCGCAATGCACACTAAATATTTTGCCGTCGATCGTTTTATACATTAGGTTCGTCTTTTTAGAATAATTTGTTATGAACCATTCGAGGTTGCGGAGGGAAATACCACCTGTTTTGGTGAGTATCTGTACGAGCGTCTCACTGTTTTGAGGCGTGCCGTAAAACGCGTCTATGGAATTTAACAGGATATCTGATTTCCTCATACTACATCATACTTCTTAAATCTCTAAATTGGTTATTGCTAGATGATTCACATGCCGGGCATGTAGGACTATACAGAGGTGGAAATGTATGATTATGTCTGACAGTCGTACTTATATTCACTGGTTCGTGAAGTTTAGTTGTGTTCGCATGTGATAGACAAAAACCATCGTGACTCGCCTTTCGTGTACACGGTTCTCCACCCTTTTTGATGCCCATACAATACCCACGTGGATTAGGCATGTCACGCATCAGTAGTTTAAGAGGAATGTTATAATTGGTCGAGACGTTCTGGACAAACTTTAGCACGCGCTCATGCGTTGCCTTGTCTAAATCTTCTTCATACGCCTTGACCAAATTTTCTGACACCCTCATCTCCTTAATACATTATAGCACCTAATTTTTAAATGGCAATTCATCGAGAGGTGTCTCTGCCTTCTTCTTTGGTCTTCGTTTTGGTTTAATCTTCGTAAGAAGTTCCCCAAAAATCTCTTCCTTCGGATCATCGAAGAGTGGTTCGAGTAAATCACACACTGGATTAATGAACTTATTCATGAAGTAGTATTCATAGTCAATTGGAATGTTGTTCTCCGTAGCATACTTTGGATCTTCAGATTTCTCAAAAGCTTTTGCTTTTTGATCATCCGTCTTCACGAGAACGTAAGGCACCCGGTCCCCAGATTGTGGCTCTGAACCGGGTTGTCTATCCCGCATTTTACGCACAACTTGTACATGTGCTTGGTTGATGTCCTTGATTCCAGGGCTGTTTATGGAGACGTTGTGCCCCTTGACCTTATACGAATCGGACAAGCTTTGTGAAAGCGTGAGCTTTTCGTTGGGTACATCACCTTCCAAAAGTTCGATGGCTCTCTGAAGTGCGAGTGCTTTCGGGGGTTCAATATCACTACTTTCAAGTACGACATCCAAAAGTTCTTTACACACCTCTCGTACGTGTACCGTGTTATCACGTCTCACAAGTTGGAGACCCTTCACGTCTATGTAGTCCATGTTCATCTTTCCGTCTTTTCCTTGTGTCCAAAGCTTAGCGGCGTATCGTTTCTTACTATACAAGAAATAAGGCCAATACACCTTTTCAAGTTCCAAATTATTTGGTTGTTTGAAGAGTGCGGTACACTCTTTAGCGGCACGCTCGCCAATTTCCCAACTGTATTCCACAGCTTCTATGCCTTTACGATCACCTACATCAAATTCAACCATGACTGAATCCGTGTTGTGAACCACAAGTTCACCCGGACCCACGTGAAAATGGTGTGATTCTGTAGTGAGATCATAAACATAGTCATCGGTATCACCTAAATTTTCAAGTTTCTTAATCGCAATTGGATTTTTCCTTTGTTTAGATTTAGTCCATGTCTGTCTCAGTACGCGTCTTTTATCTTCACGCGAATTTAATGAAACATTATAACCTAAACGGCGACCCAGTATATATAATCCCATGACACCTTCTTTACCCTTGCAATCCATTCGCGTATAAGCATTTAAGTCCTTGTCACCATCAGCCATGTAGTAACCATCAATGAATGATTTTACTACATCAATTGGTGAATTTAAAATACATGGCGGGATAACTTTTTCATTATGCGCATTATAAAATAAGTTTCTGTAACGCTCCACTACAGGCTTCACATTTCCAGTTGCAGATAACTTATACACACCGCTACTCTCAATTATATCATATATAGTAGTATCAAAAGGACACAATTTTTGCATTTCGACCAAATAATCCATATTAGAGTTATTTAATGCCCACGTTCTCTTAATTCCACTAGGTGTTGTATAAGCACCGCATGAACCATCACCAAAAAAGAATCCCATTACCTTAGCCTCGTTAATTGACACACCCGTGTCATATTCATGTATTGCTTCTACTGAATTACCATGTAATAACTCCGTACCAATTGAAATTTCAGTTGGTTTAATCATGTTCTTATTTTTGAGAAGTAGACTATGATCTTCTGTCACATCAACAAATCCAGTATGAGTTAGGACCCGATGAATATTTTTTAATGTCTTGTGCCTTACAATCTGTTTAATAGGCGTGAATCCACACTCGGTCCATACTTCAGCATCAATTTTAGAAACTTCCTTGCCATCATCTCTTATTTCATATGTATGAACAAGTGAGTCAATCCTACACGTCTTCACTTCCCCGTTTTGACGAATAAGAAGAGGAGTGTCTGGGGTGACAGAGTCACCGTATCTCACTTTCGCACCTGGAAAGTTCTTTTCCACGTACTCTTTGGTTTGATCGATCATACTTCGCCCCTTTGTCGTCACAGTCGATGCGATATTTACACACGGAAGCATACCCTTAGAAGCACCCGTAAATCCATACACCGAGTTCATACTGATTTTATAGGCTAATTGCTTACCATTATACATGGCTTTGAGTGTACCTTTAGATGTAGCCATGTCTTTCTTCGCCTGTTTTCTGAATTGCTTTAGTTCGAGGAGAATGCTCGGTAAAAGCGTTGGTACGCCTTGTGCGAATTTACATATGCGTTTTGTGGGTGGCTGACCTTCAACTTTGCTTGGGACGGGAATCTCAAAGGTTTCATATTCCACGCCAGGTACGTTTTCGTACTTTGGATCCATCACGAGACTCGAATAACACAGATTATGTGCCATCATAATTGAAGGATACAGACCCTCAAAATCAAGGGCTGTGATCGGTTTATAATACGCACCCTTCTGAGCATCGAGAACAGTCGCACCTTCGTAGCCTTGATCCCCCAATTGTCCGTATTGAATCGTTGGAACCATGAATCCCATTTCTCTCGCCTTCTTTGTCAACTGACTGAACACCTTGATTTGCTGTCCCCGTTCAACCAAATAACATAGAGGTACCCATGTCGCTTTCGCCATTTCCAGGAGGTTAATGAGAATACACAGTTTAGACAGAAGTCTATGCGGAAGAAGAGTATCCTTAATACAATACTCAGCAACTTCCCGTAATTTGACGGGATCACCTTCCTTGTATCGAGCAAACATCTCCTTCGCGGGCATGTCGATCTTGTTATCCCCAAGATACAGTTTAGACACGTTGTCGAGTTTGTAAGAATCGAGTTTATACCCTTTCTTCACCTCGTGGAACAAATCGAAAATGAACCGACCAGGCATACTCACAAGTTTTAAATCGTTATCACCCAAAGCACTCGAAGACAATTTCTTAAGTGTGAGTTCACAATTGTGTCCCCGTAGTTTACTCAATTGAAAGAATTTTAGGTTACATCTCGTGATGATAGCCCGCTTCATGAGATATTCAAGATCAAAACCGAATATGTTCCAACCAGTAATAATGTCTACATCCTTTTCTTGTAGATATCTCTGAAACGCTTCAAGCATGTCACGCTCAGTATCGAATGATACGATGTTACACCCATCGAGTTGAGAATCAGTCTTTTTGTAACATAAACAGGTTTTGTCATACGGTTCATCACTCCCAAACTTACACAGGGAAATAGCAATTTGAAAACACACGTCACCTTCAATGTCCGCATCAGGAAATTTACCCGTAGAACTGTTACATTCGATATCCACCGACGCCACGACAAATGGTGCGGTCTCTGGATCATCTACAGGTTTAAGGTTTCTCCAGTTTTTACACGTCAGATCAATGTCGGTATTTGCAACGTGTCCCGGTTCACATTGGTCACCGGTGTCTAGCCATCCAGTCGATTGAATACCAGTTCTATGCATGAGACGCAATACCGGATCCAAGTTTGATTCGTAAATTTTTAATTTAATGGTTTCATCGGGTAAAGGTCTTCGGAGTCGCCCACTCACCATGCGTCGCGATGCAAGATTCTTACAAAACAGCTGAAGATATGGAAATTTTTCATTATTTTGAAATCCCCAAACATCTTTGCGTTGAATTGTGTTTATGCTTGTAAGACACTCAGGACATGCCTTATCTATCTTGTCATAAATGATCTTCACGCGTTGTGGTGTCACGTTACGAGGGAGTTTCACGAAGAAGTACGGACTAAAGCTCGTCGTAACACAGACGGACTCACCGTCTTTCGTCTTACCGAAAATACTGATCAAGTGTTCATCTTCAGTGTCTCTTGACTCCCAGGTCAGTGCTTGGAAGACAACCATACTTCGTTATCGACCTAAAATTTTAATATAGTTTATTATTAAATGTCAGCAGCGCTAGTTGAACTAGTCTCAGTCGGAGCTCAGGATGCATACATCACTGGTGATCCACAAGTCAGTTTCTGGCGCCAAAACTACAAGCGCCACACGAACTTTGCTCTCAAGCCAGAGCGCATGGATTACATCGGTACCTTCACCGGTGGTAGCGAAGTCGTCGTCCCAATTCGATCCAAGGGTGATCTTTTGAGCTACATTTGGATAGAACACCCAAACATTTCGAATGTGTCTACCAACACGGATGGTTTGTTGTCGACGGACGACACGTCCGTCACCGAGTTCAGTCTCCAAGTTGGAGGCCAAGAAATTTGTCGATTCGATTCTTTGTACGTACAAGGCATTCACAATGTTTTGTACCGCGACAATCAAGCGAAAGCCTCGTGTGCCGTCACGACCGCCGAAATTGCGGATAATGCGAAGGGTATTAGTGGATCCGCGGGTGATTACTACATGATCCCATTCTTCTTCAGTGAAGACTGGACCAAGTCACTTCCATTGGTGGCTTTGCAATACCACGAAGTTGAATTGCGCATTAAGTGTCGCTCGGGTCTAGGTAACCTCGGTGCCTCACCAAAGATTTACGGTATGTACGGATACCTCGACACTGCAGAACGTGAATATTTCACCGAACAAGAACATGAATTGCTGTTCACACAAGTCCAATACCAACCAGCCAGCAAGACTGACACCTCTATTGACTTGACGTATTTCAATCACCCAGTCAAGGCCCTCCACTTGACGACCTCCAATGTTACCACTGGTGCATGGGCGGAAGATTACAGCTTCGATACCGCATCACTTTACATCAACGGTCTCGCCTTGTTCGAAAACATGTCTAACACGTTCCACCACAACGTGGTTCATGAAATGCACACGTCCGTACTCGCGCCATCTTCGCTCGATGCACTTCCATTATTCTCTTGGCCGTTCTGTCTCACCATGAACAGATCGCAACCAAGTGGTACACTCAATTTCTCCCGAATCGACAATGCGAAATTGACTATTCAAAATCCAAAGTCCGATGCCAGAGAAGGGTTGTACAGAGTGTACGCCGTAAACTATAACATTTTGCGAGTCAAGAATGGTATGGCCGGTGTTGCATTCTCTAACTAATGCCCAGAAGAGCCAAATCCACGTTCGCCTCTTTGCGTCTGCTTTAGTTCTTCTACCTCTTCTATGAGTGGAGTTTCACATCGCTCTAAAATCATTTGAGCAATCCTATTCCCCTTTTTAATGACGAACGGTTCACTCCCGTGATTAAACAGGATCACTTTCAGTTCACCAGTAAAGTCCGGATCGATGACACCCGCACCGGTTTGAATACCATGTTTCAATGTCAATCCAGAACGTGGTGCAATTCTCCCATATACACCAGGTGGTAGCGATGCGCACACGCCAGTGCTTATGAATGCGCGTTCGAGTGGAGGGACTACGATTTCTTCCATACTATATAAATCGTAACCCACCGAACCAGGTGACGTTCGGGTCGGAATGATAGCATCAGGGTATAACTTCTTGATTTGAAGACTCATGGTGTACATTCTAATCAAATCTTTATAATCGTATATATTAAATGTTACCAATCATCCTAGCACTTGGCGGTCTCGCAATTGCATACACATTCACAGGAGAGAACCTCGTGTCTTCGGAAGAAGCTAAGAAGATGATAAAGTCTGGAAAAATAAAGAAGGTAGTTGATGTTCGAACGTATGTGGAGTATAAAATGGGTCACTATCCACGTGCATTACATTTACCCGTAAACAAAATGAACAGAAAAACTGTTTCAGAACTCCCAAATAAAGGTTTGCTCGTCTATTGCAACACCGGGCAAAGGGCGAGAGTTGCAGCAGAGAAATTAATTGAATTTGGATTCAAGGATGTGTATTACATAGCGGGGCACTACTCGAGTCTCATGTAAAGTATAAGCAATACAGAGTATATATTTTTACTTATGACTATTAAGAACGTGTCAATCTCACGCCGAGGACCTTTCGTAACTTTTGAAGAATTTGATTATCCGGTATAGCCTTCCCGGATTCATATGAATTAATCACACTCGCGGGTACACCCATCGCATTTGCTAAATCTTTTTGTGATTTGAAACCTTTAGCAATGCGCCCCTGTTGAATCGTCTTCGCCATAGACACAGACACTTTATCATGCGTTCCAATCTCAGTTTGATCCAATTTTTGTTCCTTCGTCACTTCACGGTGTGGTCGAGTCACCTTTTGTGTCGCGGACTTTCCATTAATAACGACGGGTTTCCAATCTTGGTGATCCATTTTTCATTAAGCGCTCCTCGTTTTTAATAATCTTTCGAGGCGCGACGTTTCCTTGTTTGGAAATATCGTGAGTATAATCGCCGATTTAGTCAAGTGTACTTGTCCGTGATTCTTAGCAGAGACGACATCTTCCACGCGCACCAAATCTACAGGTACCATAGTCATGCCATTGGCTTTACTATGTTTTATGGCGAGCATTGCCGCATCACGTTTAGTTTCACGTGGGATGTTATCCCCTTCGTAACACACAACAACGTGTGAACCAGGTAAATCCGCTACATGTAACCACCACTCCTTTGGATAACTCGACTCTGTGAGTGCGTCGTTATCTTTGGCATTCTCACCCACCTTGATATTGATACCATCGAGTGACGTGTACGTTCGCATAATATATTTAGAAGCTATGTTTTTATATAAGATATGGCGAGAACGACTACCACTACGAGAGAACAAACATGGAACAGGGACGATAATTACGTTTTAAAGATGTTTACATGGAAATTATATAAGTCATTACATAATATTGAGTTCTTGGCTATGTATGCATACATGCGTTTGATAGAGACACGATTCGTCGTTAAGAAATTGAAAACGAGCGATCTGAAGTTTGTTCAATCTTTGAAAAATTGATATTCTTCACCCTTTGAATCATACTTTCTATGTGTCGCTCTGCGATGATCAAACAATTTTCGGTCATGATTTGACCCTTGTGTTCAATCAAGAGTGGGCCACCTGTACCAACCGTCGTTCTCAAAATATCAAGCATGTTCGTTTAATTTTTAAAATATATTAAATCCACTTAGGTAGTTTATCTTAAACGCCTGTAGAACCAAAACCACCTGAACCTCTCATCGTTTCTTCGATAGATTGAACCTCTCGAACAAGTGGTGTTTCATAACGCTCCAACACGAGTTGTGCAATTCTGTCTCCTTTTTTGATTTCAAAGTCTTTGTCACCTTGGTTGAAGAGTACGACCTTGACCTCGCCAGTGTAGTCTGGATCGATGACACCCGCACCGACTTGGATACCGTGCTTGACAGCGAGACCTGAACGGGGCGCAACCCGACCATATACATTTACTGGCAAAATGATTGAGATTCCCGTCCCCACAAGATACCTCGAGTTATGTGGTACACAGCAATCTTCGATACTGTATAAATCATATCCAACAGCATGCACAGAACCACGAGTTGGAATAACAGCATCTTCTACAAGCTTCTTGATACAAAGTTCGCTCATTTAAGTATAAGTGGAACGCAATCTTTATCTCACATCAACATAAGATGTACATAATTGGAAAATATTTAAGGACGAGACTTAATGCTTAAATATAATGTGGTCCATCCATAACGCAGTCGCCCGCGCGTCGACTGAACCAAGAAATGATTACGACAAACTTAAAAAACGCATCAATCGCATGACCGTCGCGTATGGTGGTGCGCTCACGTCCATGTATTTCATTACACAAGGCGCAGAACAAGGTGTATCTTCCACGATTGGCGTCGCCACATCTTTGGCCTACATCGCACTCCTTGAAAATCACGTGGATAACATCGAAAAGTCATCGTTTCAAAAACAGTTATTGGCTCCGATTGGAACCGCTATGTTTGAGACCGTGTGGAATGGCGCACCGTTTGCGTTTGATTTCGATTACGGCGCGACTTTTGTTGGGTTTCTCGCGTATAAGGTGGCGCTATTGAGTGTCGTGTATGATGAAGTACGGAAGATGTTGATTGATAAGGATGGGTAATCATTACAAAAATTTAACGGTGTCGTCTACGTGTGTTATTCTTAGTTTCGCCGGTCACGACATATTCATCGATCTTCCTCGCGATACCTTTACCGATACCAGGTACTTTGCGCGGTCCCTTTGAGATTTCAGTGCCATTCGTGACTTCAAATTTGAGTTTGCGAATAGCATAGGCGGCGTTCCTGTAAGCTTCGCTCTTGTATATATTTTCTTCGGTGCGCGAAAGTGACTCCAATTTGTCGGCGATGTTCTCATTCGTTGTGAATGTCTTGAGACTTCCAGTTTGAATAAATTCATTTATTTTTCGGATGATGCTTTTTCCGATACCGTATACGTGAGCGATTTGATTACCATCGGTGAGCTTGTAGTCCAGGTGATAGATGATATCAGATGCTCGTTCGTATGCAGCTTTCTTGAATTCGTTTTCTTCATCATCCGCAAGCTTTTGGAAAGCAGTCGCGATATCCCGGTTGTAAGAAACAAAGAAGCATTCGTCCTCGTCCTCGGAGTCAGAGTCGGATGCGATAGATTCAACGTCGCTCACTTCAGCGTAGTGAAGCATAGTTTCGTACTCGAGAATAGCCTTTTCTTCTTCACATTTGCGGAGACGCTCTTTGAGTTCAGCGTTCTCCTTTTCAAGGTTGGCGATGTAAGTGGCAATGGATTGAGAGTTCATGCTTGACTGAGTCAGTTGATTATTCAGGATGCTAGGTATGACTTAGGTGCTTTTTTTTGTGTGTATAATGTAAGATGTCACCGACAGCTGCATGTACCTCCAATGGAGAATCACTCTATTACAATATAAATGAAATAGGAGACATCACAGAGGGCAAGAAACTCTCCAGCTTTGAAGCCAAAATGCTCATAGACGTTATAAATGAAATAGAAGGTAAGTGTATATCTATACACAGACAGTGTAAATCCCAATATCCACTCATAACACCTCAAAATTCTAAATATTGGCTGACTTCCATAGATCAAGAAAATAGAATATCACTCGCACACACGATAGAAAAGTCAAACATACCCATACTTTATAACACACCCAGAATGTGCGATCCAGGTGTCACGATATCTAAAAATTGGAGTCTTCGTAATTACATAGAAAGTCGTTTATACCTATTTAATAGAGTTTATAACCAGGGTAACTCTATAAATAAAAGAAAGAGAGATTTGTGTTATCCAAGCATAGTTTTTGATTTTAGACCTTTCGTATACTCCATGTCAATGAATGAAAAACGCATATATGTATCTCAACATATAGTTCCAACATCACAAACTAAACTCGGTTACATACCGATTACTTCTATGTACCCTAAACAACCCACAATTAGTTCAAAATCCACGATTGACATTTTTAAAAGTATGGTTTTAAACATTGCCTCAAGTAAAGCAAATGCAGGTATAGCGGGTAACAATTATAATGTTAAGATTAATTCGGGTAACATGGAAAAGTTCATCAAATTTATAAGAGAATACGATGGAGCGGAGTTTGTTGGTAACTCAAATTCCAATAGTTCATTCTTTCCAAAACAAACTACGTTAGGTATACCAAACATACCACTTACAGATGATATAATACGAGTGTTCTATTATGATTTACTTCACGACAAAGTAACAAAAGGTGTAAAATTCAAATATTTTAAACAATTATTTACCGGAGAATTTATATCTTTTAAAAAACCCGTTACATTTAATAAACACGTGGGAGCAACTATAGCAGCTAGGTCATTTTCAAAATATAGAAGCATACTTTCCATGAAAAATGAAGTGAAAACTGCATTCAAAGGACGTGGCGAAAAGAGAAAGGAAGTGGAAATACCACAGTATCCAGCCATGTTCAAAACTATAGGAGATTTGTCGCAGTTTATATACGCAGGTAAATATAACACGATAGTGGCGAGCGGTGATAGAATGGGTATAGCTACGGGTTTATATGTAAACGCAAAGATGGGTGTGGCTGCCAAGACAATGATAGAAGATGGTATAACTGGATTTGTCGTATACACGGGTAAGGAAGATGTTAAATTCCAATCTAGATCGTCGTGTGTAAACATAAAAGGTAGTGCGTGTATGCTAAATAGTTCGGTAAGGATATCAAAAGAACGTTTTGAAACAGAATCTAAAAAATATTTGCCACAAAACATTCTGGAAGGAGTAAATAGAATAGAAAAAACGAAACCAAAGCTACCAAGGGGTTTCAAAAGTTTGGCTCAGCTAGTAAACAAAAATTCATACAAAACACTCACACCCACTACAAAAGCGAATTTGAAAAAGAAACTCATCGAGTTTGCTGATTATTTACCCGATGAAGTCGATAGATATATGAACATCATAAGCCCAGAAAACAGGGGTAGACTCGCAGCCGCCACCGGTAGAGGTCTCACTACTAGGACTGGCGTAAAACGTGGTAGAAATAATAACAATACACCAAAACCCCAAACCAAGCGCGTGAGGACCACTAAACAGCTCACATGGGCGAACAGCGTAAAAAACAACACGAGCGCGAAACCGAATGTAAGTGGAAGAAATACACCCAATCCTAATACAATCGCAAGTTTAATGAGACAAAACACGTCTGCGAAGACCGCAAAGACACCTGGTGCTAAAACGGTTGCGAGTTTAATGAGAAGTGCTCAAATCAGATCGCGATCTGCGGTGTAATATCATTTTGTATTTTATAATTATAATGTGTTTTAGTTTCCATAATTTCTACGAGCCTCGTTCTCCGCATTCTTCAATGCAATCTTGTAGTTCTCGAGTGTAGCCGTCTTGTTTCCAGCATAGTTCTCAGCATATTGGCTTAAATCATCACCTATGTATGGGTAATTCTCATACTTGTAACGGTTTAAGAAAGCAATATATCGTTTTTGCCGCAAAGACATCTTTTCTGGTTGACGGGCGACGGGAGCATCCTTTTTGACCACTTTTCTCGGTTGACTGGCGACAGGGACACCCTTTTTGTTCTGAACATTCTTCAACAGTTCTTCGCGAGACTTCTTAACGCGTTTCCCATTTACTATCTTTGTGAGCCTTACCTTGACTTTCTTCGCCATCTCCTTCTCAGCCATTGTAGGCATTGGATTCTTCGCTTTTGAAACATTCTGAATGTTCTTCGAAAGTTCTTCACGAGACTTCTTAACGCGTTTCCCATTTACTGTCTTTGTGAGCCTCACTTTAGCTTTCATGGCGGCTTTTTTGTTAGCGTCTGTTGGCATATCAGTCATTGTTAATTATATTATTAAAAAATATTTTTATCTCAAATAAGCATCCGCTGTGTAGTATGTCTTCCCTTTCATCACAAAACTATGCACTCTTGCATACGCCCACGCATGTGGAGAAGCGCCCGGTCGGTGCCCGGTTCTCCACGCGGCGAGTCCTCTATCGTACACGGTTCTCAGTGTCTTCAATGGTATCTTCGTAGCCTTCGCGATTTCCGGTAGGGATTTCGCGTTCGGGTATTTTTCGCGGAATCGTTTCGTATACGATGACGTTCGAGTTTTCACGTCCTTATCGGTAGAGAATTTCGTGTATGTCTTCTTCAACATCTTTCCGTAACGCGTTTCCACATCCTTCAGTGTTGCAAGTCCCCTGAAATATTTAAGGGGTGCATACACAGGTCCTTTCTTCTTTCGAAGCTCGTGGACTTTTTTCAATATTTGTTGGTCTGTCAAAGCCATCTTAATTATAATATAGATTTAATTAAGATGAGTTGGGAAGATCATGATGTCGTGCGTGTTCACGAGAAGTATCGCACCGACTGTAAAATCATAACGTTTTTAGTGGGTTTATTCGGTATGTTAGTTACGATCATTTACGTAAAATTACATTATACAGGTAATATCTAGATGTCAAACCAATTATAATCCTTCTTTTCCTCCTTGATGCATCTACGGCACGCACTATATGAATCTGTATTTGGATTATATACATGCTTCCTGTCTCTACACTGTGGACAACATTTCACCGGTGGTCGAACCCTGGTGCGTTTGATTCGAGAATGTGTATCGAGTTCCATGAGTTTCCATGTGAGAAACTGCGCCGTGATGATCTTCGTCATACTTTACTTCCCGAAAAATTTTATCGCTTCTTCGATGTTGTCAAACACCTTGTCACCAAATTTGACCCTACCTGTTTTTGTACAGTACAGACCCTGTCTATCACAATATGTAGCTCTGTGAAGCATGATTTGTATTTATGTATACACTACAAATGACTTAGGAAAAAATAAGTTAAAAATTCTGGAGCATGTATGTGTATGAGTCTCGAAATAGTCATCGGTAATATGTTCTCTGGAAAGACGTCGGAGTTGATCCGGCGTCTCAAGAGGTACAAAGTTTTGGGTAAGAAAATAGCCGTCGTGAACTCTGCGAAAGACACGAGGTGTGAAGAAGATGTGCTTCACACGCACGATGGCGTAAGGTTTGACTGCATCAAAGTAGACCACCTCTCCATGTGTTTAATGAGCGAAGAATTTTGCGATTCTGATGTAGTCGCCATTGATGAAGCGCAATTTTTTACGAACCTCGTGGATTTCGTGGGTATGTGTCTCTTCCTAAAGAAAACAGTACTCATCGCTGGATTGGATGGCACTTTTAAACAACAGAAGTTCGGTGAAATTTTAGATTGTATACCCATGGCAGACAGCGTGACAAAGTTATCAGCTCTGTGTATGGACTGTAAAGATGGAACACCAGGTCCATTCACGAAACGCATCACTGATAACGATCAGGTAGAACTCATAGGCGGTAATGATATGTACAAGGCTGTGTGCAGACACCATCTCATGTTCTAGAAACGTTTAATATCTAGTATGAGAACAACTCTTCTATCACTCGTGGTTTTTTCAACCTCATGGTACCTCGCGTGATCGAATATAAAATCCTGACCTGCTGTGTGTTCGTGTGTCTCGTACTCTGTATCGAGTGTGCTCGTACCCTCTATGGTCATGTGATACCGAAGTAACATGTTACTCTCGGCTCTGTGTGGTGGAATCTTTACTTGACCATCCATCACGGCTATCATACCACCCTTAGCACACGGTATACTCTTCACAATGTCTTGAATCTCAGGGAAATCTTCGAGTTTGTGGTAATAGTAGGCATCGTTTTTCTCGAACCACGAATCCATATCATGAAAGTAGTACTTTTTAGCCGTACCATTTCGTTTAAAATATGAATCACGTATGTCCCTAAAATTTAAACGCATTCGCCAAAGTCCTGGATAATCGTCAACTTCGTGGAATGGTTTGTACATCAACATGTCTATGAGTGTGTTCCTCACACCCACGAGAGGTCTGAGAGGGCGCTGGAAATACAGGCGGTCTATGGGTTTCTTGAAGTAGTCGAGCGCTATCATCACGAAGGGCAACAAAATAAAATGCCACATTATAATAAATGCCGGGTTATAAAGGAAGAGAATACTACGCACCAGAACCAACTGAAAAGACTGATTCACTGGACAAGCGCTTTTTCATGGGTCTCACGAAGACACAGACTGGTCTCATCGCGCCACCAGTGCTTTACTTTACCATGGTCTTGTTCGTCGTGTTGATGAGTTTACCAGCCGTGTACAAGAAACGTCCAGGTCTACTTTTGCCACTCGCTATCGGTTTGTACATCAATGGCATCCACTTGTACCACCACTATCTCCTCACGAAAAAGATGTGAATGTATATTAATAATGTTCCTGTCTAAGGTTTTCGCAAACCTTATATTACAAGCATTCATCGCCTATGGTTCCGCAAAAGCTATCATAGAGGATGAAAAACTGAGCGATGTCGTCGCAGCAAACATGCTCAAGTATACGATAGCATACATCGTCGCTCTTCTCATGTTTGCGTTTACGAATAACATCATAACGCGTTTCGCGTTGTTTACGGTATTGTCCATACTCACGGGTGTTTTCTTGTCCCAAACGGGTGCGAAAAATGTCAAGGGGGCTTTACTCGATGCGATCACAATATTCATAGGCATGTTTGTACTCGGTGTGGCCACACACTTGATGGGATACGATCTTCGCGTTCTCGGACCGATACTCATCATGGCTCTGTTAGGTGTCGTCATCGCTCGTCTATTCACGGGTGCGAGTTACTCGAGGGTCGTCGTGGCCTTATTTGCCATCTTCGTCGTATACGACACGGATGCCATTTTGAAACGTAACTACGATGGTAACTTCGTGAGAGCATCTTTCGATTATTTTGTGGATATCTTAAATTTATTCGGAGGATTGTTGGAAGAAGAATAATTTCGAAAAAAAAATAATTTTTTCTGTTTCTTTTTTCTAAAAAAAGTTTCCAAAAAAATATTTTTTTTATTTTTGTTTTTATAATCCTAAAAATATATACTTCAAAAACCATGTATACATGAAATCAAACCAAATGACGAGTTATATGTAGAAGGTATGCCTATTTCATGTCTATTTTGTTTTTATGCATATGAATTCTCTAAAAAGTTTTCGGAAAAAAAAATAATTTTTTCTGTTTCTTTTTTCTAAAAAAAGTTTCCAAAAAAATATTTTTTTTTCTAAAACTTTTCGGAAGTAAATAATAATGAGAGTCATTCTCAAGAAAAGTCCAATCAGTGATAAGAAGTACCGGGTCACGTTTCCTGACGGTGATCACGTAGACTTTGGTGGTAAGGGATACACAGACTATACCATACATAAAGATCCTATGAGAATGAGACTCTATGTTTTACGACACGGGGGAGGCGACACGCGTAAATTTAGTGACCCAGACCGCGTACACGAGCGAATGTTACGATTGAGACGGAGCAAACTCGAGGATTGGGGAATCTCGGGTTTGAAGACCGCAGGTTTTTGGTCCAGGTGGCTCTTGTGGAGTCACCCAAACATGTC